GGATGATATTGAAATCGAACTCAGATGTCCCGAGGCTGACTCGAGGGGTAAGTTTGGTCGCGTGCTCGCGGAGATTTGGGTATGTGAGGATGGTATTTGGACGAACGTGAATAAGTGGATGTGTGACGAAGGGTATGCGGTTCCTTACGCCGCTCAAAACAAGTCTCTCGTCGAAGGTCTTCACCTAGAGAACCGTAAGAAACTCATCGAACGTGGTGAGATCGATGCCTAAGTTTGGATCCATTTTCTTAAAAATAAGAAAAAATGAAGGAAGCTAAAATTACCGACAATACCAGGTCGTATTTTAAACGCCCCTTATCTACGAACCAAAAGCGTATCCACTCATCTGCCGAAGATGAACGAGATTGGGCTAGAGGAGTGATGCAAGAGTGTCGAGACTGTAAACTGAACCTACCTCGTTCTTGTTTTGGATATAACACATCCGGGAGTTGGCCATTTGACCGTGACGGTTACCCATTAAGACGCCCCGAGTGTTTGGCGTGTAATAAGAAGGCGGAGATCACGAGGAAGCTGGCAGTTACAGATGCTAAAGAGGGAGGTTTGCCGACCAAGGCACCACCAGGGACCTCGTGTGAATTATGTTTCAAGACTGACGGTATCGTTTTTGACCACTCTCATTCACTCTGTCGATTTAGGGGTTGGCTTTGTAACTCCTGTAATCGTTCCCTTGGTGTACTTGGTGACGAGCCAGAAAAGATTATAAAAGCAGTTGAATATTCCTGTGGGGGGGACAAACTACGCTTCAAGGGAATTCTTGAAATGTACTTAAACAATTTGAGTGAATAGAAACCATGGAACTCTATCACGGGGACTGCCTCAAAGAGATGGATAAAATAGCCGATGATAGTGTCGATTTAATATTAACTGATTTACCATATGGATCCACAAAGTGTAAGTGGGACACCGTCATAGATATGGATGCTCTGTGGAAACAATATACCCGCATTCTCAAGAAACCGCATGGTGTAGTTGCCCTCTTTGGACAGCAGCCGTTTACGTCTCGTCTCATATCCAGTAATTATAAGTGGTTCAAGTATAATCTCATCTGGAAAAAGAATAAGACGACCCAATATCTACTCGCGAATTATCGACCCATGAAGTGTACAGAGGATATAGCAATCTTTTCACCCGGTGGTGCAGCGGCTGCATCGAGACACAAAGGAAATATGACGTATAACCCACAGGGTCTCATTCCCGTGGACATTAAGAAGAAAAACTCCGAGAAGCGTATAGGAAAGATGCTAAATCAGAGTCATCATCTCGGTCCTAATAATAAACTGACGGGTAATTCTGAGTATAGTCAGAAGTTCACCAATTACCCTACAGAGTTTATAGAATTTGATATCGAATGTGATACGATTCATGAAACGCAGAAGCCTGTGAAACTTCTGGAATATCTCATCAAAACGTATTCGAATGAAGGTGGTGTCGTACTTGACAGTACGATGGGTTCGGGCACGACAGGTGTAGCGTGTGTAACTACACAGAGAAAGTTTATTGGGATTGAACTCGAAGAAAAGTATTTTGAATTAAGTAAGAGACGTATCGACGACGCTATAAGGGATACTTCCTGACCCATAAATTACATATCCATTTTTCACCAGACTTTACAGGATTCCCACCATGTAAAGCCTTGGACGTCTCCATCTCATAATTGTCAAGTGTGTCGAAAAAGAGGGCATCACCCGCCTTGAGTTTATACGTTTTATCCAGGTTTGGGAATACAGTCTCACCACCTTCGTACGCATCGTTGAGTGCCAGAATAAACGTGTACATTCTTGGATTCTTGTCCCCCTCGACCAAATCTTGGTGAGGTTGATAGAATCCACCCGGTTTATATTTAAGTACTTGAAGTCTTTCACAGTTTATGATTGGGCGGTCTGTATTTTTGAGACACCGCTGTACGATGGCATCCACCACTGGATCACTACGATCAAGCCATGCCGTTTCACTTTTACGAACCGAATCATCCACGAGACGGTCCTCTGAAACCAAAGATGGTTCGAGAATCTCCTCACTCTTCTTGATGATGTGTTGCCTCTCTTCGGGTGTTATGAAATTGTGATACACTCTGGGTTTTGGGTAGACCGGTAACAGGTACACGACAATCAAAATCAAGAACAGTATGAGTATCATCTTAAAATACTCACACATAAATATTTCTAGGAAGTCGACAATTGTATCGTTTACGAATTGATTCAAAAATATCATTTCCATAGTCCACGATTTTCTGTAACAGGTTGATGATTTCATCGTGACGCTCAGGATCTATGACATATTGTCGCAGCAAGTCACCACCCGTATTAGCCATCATTTCGAAAATGTTCGACAAGTCCCTAGATTTATCTATGTACTTTTCCTGACGCTGTAAGAAATTTTTAAACGTTTGTTCGTCTATATCGTTAAGCATATAGGTGACCCGTATTTGTGTGTTGTCGATCGGTCGTAAGTCCAGATACATATTTTCGCGTTCCATTTGATGCACGACCATCGCATATTGAAGTATTTCATTCGTGGCACCAATCTCACGAAGCTCCCTGAATGATGGGACACCACCACATGGGATGTCTCCATGTTCCCTGGACATCATCACTTTCCTTTTAAACTCTATGAAATGTGGGTTATGTATTCGACCACTCTCAATTTCCCCCGTGCGCCAATTGAATGCTGTGTGACACGAAATACACCACATCTGAGCACAACCACTCGTCTTATGGATGACTGTTCCACATTTTGGACACGACTTACTATCCCTATTTAAAAGTTTCATCGTCTTGACAGTTTCCGGATTACATTCGTGGTCGGGGGTTATTGGTTCGTTACAGTCTTTACAGTATTTAACTTCACATAACCCACAATACCATTCCTCGTTGAGAAAGCCTTTACACTCCTCGACGGGACACTGGCGCACAAAACGCCTCGGTTCGTTATCGATTGTCGTACCGTTCATTCGAATTTGTTCAAGGTGTCTGTATGTATTTTCCATCTCACGATAAAGAGTATGAATCTCATCTGGTAGGGGTTGATCATGGTCGAACGCACCGTATCGATGATGAAGTTCAATCAGGTCTTCCTTTTGTTTTCGAATGATACGACGAAGTCTTCGCATCTGTATGATACGTTCAACTTCTGGTTGTGTCTCGGGCATGAGTGCCTTTTCCCGTTCGAGTAGCACATTCTCTCTGTGTCGTCTTAGTTCAGTATTCCTGAAATACTTTGTACAGAAGGAGTCTACAAACTCACGGTTCCATAAAGTTTTACACCCCATACAATGTGGGTCTTGGAACGATTCTAAGATGTACCTCTGAGAACACGATCTACAACTCGTTAAATCACAAAAAGGACACTGGACTTTTTTGTGATTTATCTTGTTCAGTTTTTCACAACAGACATCACAGTGTGTCATTAGAATGAAGGCACTTTATTTCTTTAATTATTGAAAATCTACAAATTGACTAATCATCTCACGTGCATCATCTCTCTCGTAGACAGTCTGGGCAAAAAAGAGCGTCATGTCCGCCTGTCCATATGACAAGTATGTACCTCGATACTTCTCATATATGGCTACTACGTTATCCAAATTTTGATCACACCAGTCCTCCACATCCTCTTTGGACATATCTCGGTGGAGACCCCGATCAATAAAGTCTGCAACTTCATCACTGAGGGGCATATCGGTCACCACGGTACAATCGTCGTCGGGGTGAATCATTATTTCTTGATTTTACCTTTTTTAGGCCCCAACTTAGCTTCTCTTTCTCTCAAGAGTCGCCTCTTTTCCGCAAGTTTGTTGTTGAACTTTTTGTTCTCTTTGGCTTTCGCCTTCATCTTATCAGTCTCGGTGAGCATCTTCTTTGCAGAAACAGCAGCTCGTTCAGCAGCTTCGCGCACCTTCTTTTTATTCTTCAGCTTTCGTACTCGCTCAGCTTCCATATTCGCCTTCTTCCTACGCTCTTCGTCCTTTGCCCGATTCTCTTCAGCCTTCTTACGGGCATCTTCCCTGACCGCACTCTCCTGAATCTCTTTGATTCGAGCTTTCGTATTCGCCCCGCTAATTTGCCCCTTGTACCTGGTCTTCTCAGCGAGACTGAGCTTCTTCAAACGATTTATAGCACTGGTGGCACTTTGGCGGTTGAACACCTTCACAGCATTAGCGACCTTCTTGACATTCTCCTGCTTAGCGGGAGCCAAATTCCTCGCCATC